TTAGTCATCAGCGCCCTTGCAGCGGTTGCAGAGGCGGATGCTGACCACATCGACAGACCAGAACGGCTTCTGGCACTTGAGGCAGACATGCCACCCGACGCGCCGGACGATTCGGGGTGGGGAACGGTCGTGGTCCAACACCGGCTCGCGCCGCACCCCGCCATCCCATGCCCACGCCTCGGAGGGCGGTTCCTCGAACCCCTGCCAATACTGCCCGGCCCGCGTCTTCTCGGGTGCGGTGGAGACGGGTGCTGGCTTGGCGGTGCGCTTGGGTGCGGGCTTCGGGACCGGCGCTGTGGGGTTCGAGGCGCGCCACGCGACCAGCCAGTCGGGCTGCTCGGTCATCGCGTCCACACCCGGTTCCCGCCGCGCCGCCACTGCGCCCATGTACCGTCGCGCTCCCACCGGGCGAGGCAGTCAATCGGAAAGTCCTTCGCCAGCTTGCCCGCCTCCATCTCGGCGCGGCACTCAGCCTCGAACTGCTCGAACGTCCCGTAGATCGCCGCGAACGGCGAGAGCTGCGCGGCGGTGCGGTCCCGTTCCAGCTTTCGCACACGGGCAAGGAGCGATTGCGTGCTGGGCATGTGGTCACCCCGCGCCTCCCGCCGCTCTCACTGCCGCCCCCAGCTCCCGCAGCCCCGCCAATGCGCGGTCGCGCTCGGCGAGCCGCGTTCGCGCTGCGTCCTCGGCGCGCTGCCCGATCAGGCGTTGCTCGGCGGGCGTCACCGTGTTGTCGGGATCGTCGCGCATGGCCTCGCGGCGGAAGAACCGCCCCGAGTGGAAGCTGAGGCCGGTGTGGTCATCCTCGCTGGCCTGCGCCCGGTTCGGTTCGGGGTCAGCGGCCTGTGCCGGGGATAACCACATCGCGGCGCGGGCGCTCATTGGTAACGCCCCTCGTAGGCGGCGATTGCCGTCTCGCGAACGTCTTGGGGAAGCTCGCCCCAAAGCTCGGTCAGCGAGTCCTTGTTCCGCTCGACGTACTCCCGCGCCGTGATGGGCAGGAGTGTGACCGGGTGGTGCTGCCAGGTCGCAATCTTCTTTGCGAAAGCCAGCACCTCGTCGTAGCGCCTCAGCGGGACCGTATGCAGGTCGCTCGACCCGGCGGGCGTGCCAATGATGACAACCACAAACCGATCTTGCGGTGTCGGTTCGTAGGCAACGACCATGCCGCCGTTCTCAACGTGATGGACCGGCATCAGTTCACCTCCCGCGCTTCGAGTTGGATGATGCGGGCTTCTAAGTCCTCGGTGGCACGCACGCTGCTCAGCGTGCTAATGGCATTGATAATCATCTGCCCCACATCCGGCGGCACCTGACCGGCAGCTACCGCAGCAAGCACAGCTTCGATCTGCTTCCCAATGGGTAGCTCGGGGTCGAAATCAAACTCGACCCGCTCGGTTTGCGAACGCAACGGCGGCAGAAGCCTCGACAGGACAAGCGATGCCGCCTGCATGTCCCCGGCAAGCGCTGCGTCGATCACCTTGCGCGCGACAGCGGGTCCATCGTCCCGCAGTTCGCGGGCAACCTTGTCGCGGCTGCTCAGCGACCCCTTCGGTCTACCCGCCGGGTTGCCGGACTGCCCCTTCCGCCATCGCCCCGGTGCGGGCGAGGTATCGGGGACAAAGCCCTGCATCCATGTGGGCTGGGCTGCATCTGTCATGAGACCACCTGCATCAACAGTTTCAGTTCAAGGCGGGTCAGGCGTGCTGGGCGTAGACCTTGGCACTGGCATCGCGCTTCTTGCGAACCTCCTGTGCGGTCACGTGGCGCATCGGGCCGCCGTGTTCGTTCGGGATGGCGATGGTCCCGACCGCTTTCGTCATTTCTGCGAACAGCGTCTGACCGCGCTTCATCATCTCGGCGCGCGCTTGCGTCAGCACCTTGAGACGGTTAGCGGCAACCGGGTCGCGAACCTCGTTGTACCGGCGCAGCCAGATCGCGTGCAGCTCGGGCGTCATGCCGCTAAGGTAGTGAGGCCCCCCGAGGATGCTCGACAGGGTATCGTGATCCCCACGGACCATCGCGTCGTCCAACAGCTTGTCGCGTTGTTCCAAGCTCAAGCTCTTGGCGTGGGCGCGGACTTCGCCGGAAATCATCTGGCTGGCCTTCGCGACGACCGGAGCGCTGAGCGCAGTTTCGAGCGAGGCAATGGCTTTGCCGAAGTTCTGGTGAACGCTGTCGAACTGCCGGGTCACGGCGGCCAGCTTGGTCTGTGCGTGATCGTCTGCCCGGAGCAGCGCAGCTTCCCTCGTCAGCGTCGGGTCGGCATCAGCCGCAGCCTTCACATCGTGAATGCCCGCGATGAACTTGTACGCAGACTTTAGCGTGTCAACGGCGGGGGCGATCACCGCACGGGTGTCGTCGTCCAGCCCGTCGAGCGTCGACAGGCTTTCGGGATGCAGGCTCGGTGAAATTCGGGTGTCGATGTGGTCGGACATGGTGTGGGAAACCCTGATGTGGCTTGCTGTTGCATGGCTACACTAGCTGTTAACCCCCGGCCGGTCTCCTGATATTTGTTTTAGATCAATGCGTTACGTCAAATCCTCCCGTTGATTGTCAATCTTTGGGGCGCATGAAACCGGGAAAAGTGCGGTGCGCTGTTCACAGGGAGATTCCACGGCTTCCGCATATGTGCGACCGTTAGGTGCCAAGCAGCAGGAGAACATTATGTCCCTCGACTATGTCTGCGAACGTTCGCATCGCTCGATCAACATGCTTTGCATTCATCCTTCCGCGCTGAGGGTTCGGCTGGCAGACGCATGGGACGAGGGCATGTCGCAGATCGCGCCGTCCGAAATCCCCGAAGGCTGGGACAGCGCGAGGTTGCTGCTTTCCACGCTCCGGGCGGAGTTCAACCGTCGAGAGGACAGCAGGTCCGGCAATGCCCGCGCCAGCCTTCGGCGTCGGCATGACACAACCTTGGTGGCGCTCGCCAAGAAGATGGTGTCGCTAGATGCGTGGTTCCAAACCATGTTCGAAGCTCATGGGCAGCAAATGACCGGTGAGAAGCAGGGGCACAGCCGTCGCACGGACAGCGCGTAGCGCAGCGCTACAGCGGGGGGGTTACCGCGCCGCTACCCTGGCACCCCAAAACCGCGCTCACCCCCTACAGCACGCGCTGCGGTGCGGCAGGGGTGCGAAAGCAAACGGGGCGCTACCCTGCGGCAGCGCCCCGGTGCGGGACAAGTGGTGGAGCTGGGGCTACGCGGCGGTGAACTGCTTCCAGCGATAGAACTGGACGTTCAGCGTACCCGTCGCCCACCCGCGCTCGGCAGCGACCGCCTTCGCCTCCTTGAGCGTCGGTGCCCTGCCGTTCTCGGCCAGCATCCCGTCCAGCGCGGTCCACACCGCATCCAGCTTGCCCCCGGCACGCGGGCGGATGATGCCGTTGCTTTCGACCTTGACCTTGATCGGGGCGGGCTGTTCGTCGGTGTGGGTAACCACACCCGTCAACGCGGCGCGCATTCCGTCATTGTCGAGGTTGGCGTAGCTGATCCCCGCCTCCTTGCACGCGGCGCGGAGCTGGGCCTTGTTCATCGTGGCATAGTCGGTCATCGGTGGTTCCCTTTCTGTTCTCACCTACGACCTACATCACATCAGCCTGCGCGCCTGTCTCCGACGAATTCTGCAAACAGGCACGCACGCGCACCGGCACCATAGTGACAAATAGTTCCCTCCATTGCGTCCCAAGCACTTAACGATGCCCTGCCGGGCTACTTGCTCGATGCTTGACAAGGATCAACTCTCAGAGACACTCTCGCAAGAAATGCAGGAGCCGTGATATGTCCGAAAAGACCAAGAAGTTCGGAGAGCAGCTAGACGCGCTTATCACGAGAGGCGATTCGTTGCGGATGGCCATTCAACACGACTGCCATCCAAAGGAATTTGAAAAACAAGTCTCAGAAGCGTTTAAAGGCGACGAAGACAAGATCGAGAAGTATCTCAAAGATTTGCCGGACTTCAGATCCAGCTATCAAGCATGGTACTCCGAAGCGCAGGCCGTAATCAAACAGGTTATGCCCGACCGGCTTGCGGACTTTATATCGTACTTTGAGTACCCGCGCGTCCGAAAAGATATAACGTTCCAGAACTATATGATTAGAGATTACTTGCAGGGGCTAAAGATCACTAGAGCAGGGTACGAAGTCGTAGCGGACGGTTCAGCCGCAATCCCAGAGTTCGTTCAGCAGCTCAATCTAGTTAAGGCTGCAAAAGCAACTCTAGATTCCGCTCTAATGGACCTAAAGGCCGTGTTGCAGGCGGATCTATTTGACAGTGAGATTGAGACCGCGGGCGCGCTCGCAAAAGCAGGCTACCTCCGCGCTGCCGGGGCAATATGTGGCGTGGTGTTAGAGAAGCACCTTCACCACGTTTGCGACACCCACAATATCAAGGTCACAAAGAAGAACCCGTCTATCTCTGACCTTATTCAGCTCTTGAAGGACGGCGGTACGATAACTGTTGCGCAGTGGCGGTTCATTCAAAGCCTAGCCGATACTCGCAATCTGTGTGACCACGCAAAGGGGCGAGAACCTACCAAAGAGGAAATTGCTGACCTTTTGGCTGGGACGGAGAAAACGATGAAGCAGGTATTTTGAGTCCACCGGTCGCAAGCCAGAGTCAATCAAACCCCCGGCCGCGAGTCGCGTTGGCGCTTATCGCTCCCTAGCCGGATGCTGCGGCGCGCGTGGATGACCACACCGGCAACGGATGCAACGGGTTAGGTGCCCGGTGCGGTTGATACCCGGTCAAGTGGACGACCATTACTCAGTTATTAGGTCTGCGTAATGCCGGTAACGCACCAAACCGCCCTTCGTGCTTCCAAACCACATTTCGGCGTAAAAGCTGACATACCCTTTAATTGGTGCGTTGCCCTATAGGGGCTAACGCAGCAACGCACCAATGGCGTTGCGCTTGCGTGCCCGTGCTCCTTGGTACGTTAACGCGCCAATAACGCACCAATAACGCACCAACGCACCAATCCTTGCTCATGTGGTCATCGGTAATTCAACCGGACGCAAATAGTGATGGGCACCCCCTCTGCCGCCGCCGCTGTCCTCTTTGCTCAAGCGATCCTGCGCCAACAGCCGCTTCACGGTTTGCCTTGTCACCCGCTGAGGCAACACCCTTGCATCTTCGAGGGTGTTTTGGGTGTGCTTGCGCCCCGCAACCCATTCGGCTTTCAGAAAGTCGAACACCTTGTCATCGGCAATTTGGTTCACCTTCTTAGCACCCTCGGTTTCGCCGACGTGGTCGTACCGGGTGAACGTGTAGCGGTGGCGCTTGAGGTAAATGTCGGGCTGCGGGGGGCACCACGTCAGCTTCGGGCGCGCCAGCACAAACCCTGCGTCCTCCCCTTCCAGCACGTCGCCCGTCGCGCTGGTCCATTCGTCCGCACCGAGGCGCTGCAATACGTGCATCATGCGCGCACCATCTGCCAATGCGCTACCTCCGCGCCCGCTGTACTGGTCGGTCGTCTTCTCGCGGGCGTTTTGCTTGCCGGTGTGGTGAACGTAAAGCACGCCGCACCGCGCAGTATTGCGAATGTGCCGCGCGGCGTCGATCAGCCCTTGCTCAGCATCGTTCACGCGGCTCTCGCCCACGCCAAAGGACACCATCGGGTCAATGATGAGCAGCGAGGGGTGCAGGAGCGCCACCTGTACGACCAGCCGGTCGAGGTATCCGCTCGGGACCACCACGTCCTTTTCCACCTTGGTCAGCTTGATGCCCCTGCCGGACACGTCCGTGATGATAATTTCATTGCGGACGGTTTGCATCTCCTGCTCGGTCAGCCCCAAGTCGTAGCTCATCTGTCGTAACCGGGCGACCAGCGTTTCCCGGCTGTCTTCGGCGGTCAAGATCACCACAGGCCCCGGAGCCGCCACCATGTGCCCGAACAACGGTCGGTCCAGCACGATGTGTATGGCTTGGAACAGGAGGAGCGTCGTCTTGCCCGTCCCGCCAGGGGCAACGAACACACCCACGTCCTCGTAGAACCAGCGGTCCACGATAGAGGGCGGTGCGGTGCGCGCATCGCGCCACTCGTCCGCCGAAATCGGTCCACCCAGCGTCAGCGGATTTGCCCTATCTGAGAGGCTTGCAATCTCGCGCAGGAACGAGCCGGTCAGCGTAATCGCCGGGAACTGGCCAGCAGGCACCTGCACGTCCGCTTTCGGTCCGTCAGCCCAGAAGGAGCCAATCGCGTTACCTCGCCCATCCGCACTCGGAATGTCAGCCACGGCGCACCTCCGCCGCGCCAATGCACGAATTGGGTTTACGCCTGTAATTGAAGCGCTGGCCGTGCAGCGCGGTATCGGGTAGGTTTCCCATTGTGCTTGTCTCGCTATGCAAGGTGGGATTGCGTTGCTATCGCCCGGGAGCTGGTCACTTCCGGGCGATTTTATTGGCGGCGCTCACTGCGGGCTTGCTGCGGGCGGCTCAGGTCCAAATTCGGCAGCAATTACCTGCCCCCGCCATTGATTGACCGTAAAGCGTTCGCGGAATACTCGCTGGTACTCCCGGCGCTGTGCTGTTCGATCCACTCAAGAACATCACCGAGCCGGTAACGCACGGGCGATTGGGCAGTCGAACCAAGTTTGATGAAGCGCGGTCCCTTGCACTTGAATCTCCATTGCTCGAGAGAATTGTTCAGGATGCCGAGCATCGCGGCGGTCTCTTGCGACGTAAGGAGTTTGTTGGGATCGGGCGCGCGATAGGACGCGGTCTCGGTCGGCGGAATAGAAGCCGCACGGTTCCCGTTCATCCACGGAGGCGTAATGGTGTCAGACATGCTTTCGGTCCACAGCTGGCCAAAACCGCTCACGGCGGTTCGGCACGTTACGCTGTGGTCACCAGCACCAGAGGAACACCCCTTGGCAGAGTGTCCGGGTCCACGGGTTGGAAAACCCTACTCCCCGACTAACGGAGACGGTACTTCTTCTTTTGTGCCGCGCCCCGCTCTGGCCCGGCCTTGGGAAGCTACAATAAGATGCCTAATTCTAGCAAGCGAAAATTGCACGCGTTCTGCGGGTAAATGCGGTTGCACGGCCACCCCCAAAATCTCGCGCTACAGCGGGGGTAAGCTGGGGCCGCTGGTAGGGTAGCTGCCCCACCCTTCTCAGCACCCCAGCGCGCGAAAAACAGGGGTGCCCGGCGGTGCTGCACACCGAGGGCGGGAACCGCCCCGCCGAAGCGGGGCGGCGCGTATCCGACGGTGCTTACTCCGCAGCGACAGTCGGAACAGGGTGCGGCGGATTGAGGCGATTCTGTTTTGCCAAAATGGCCTTGTTGAACTCATGCTCGACAATGCGCATGAATGCGCGCGAACCATAGCTCATATCCGGACTCACATTGAAGCATTCCCACAGCTTCACGGCCACGTCCTTGGCCTCACTCGCAATAAGTGCCATATCGTTTCTCCTTCGCCCAACAGGACATTAATTGTCGCCGCCTGAAATGCATAAAGCAGGCGGACGTGCGGTTTCTGATTTTGGGGATGTCTGCCGTATCTTGTTTCTGCGGCAGTGAATTATCTAACCGACTCAGGCAAATCATCGGCCGTTAAAATGAATCACAAAAGAACAGCGCGAGCAAGTGTTATTCCTGCTCGCGCTTTCAACAGTGGGTTTTTGAGCTTTGAACGATGCCGGTCAGGCGGTAGCCCCTAGCTGCACGACGTTCTTCCCCGCCGCGACCGCCGCCTTCTGTTCGATCCAGCCGCCGATTTGTTCAGTCTCGGGGTGCAGCCAGCGCAGGTCGGTCAGGTCAAGGTACGCGCGGCTGGTCACATCCTCTTGGGCAGGCTTGTGACCGATCAACAAATCGGTGCGGAATTTCTCGATGCGCAGCTCGCGCTGCGAGATGTTGGAAAGCGTCTTGCGCAGCCCGTGCGCACCCACGATGCGCCCAGCCAGCTTGTCCACCTCGGCGAGCACCGTGCGCGGATCGGTGATATGCCCGTCCTTGCCCCGGCTGGGGAACACATGGTCATTCCCATCCACCCGCTTGCAGGCGTCGAGGATGGCAACCGTGGCGGATGACAACGGCAACATGATCGGCTTGCCCTGCTTCCGGTCCCCGAGGAACCAATACGACCTGGCGGGGTCTTCGCGGTCGATGTGAACGTCAGTCCATAGTAGCTTGGATGCCTCCCCTCGGCGGCAACCTGTGGTTAGCAGGAACATCACGAAGTTCACCCCGGCCAGCACATCACGGTTGCGGGCGGTCTCGCGCGCGGCGAGCAGCATGTTCCAGACCGCGCCCACCTTGTCGAAGGGAACATAACGGTCGGTCCGGTCCCCCAGCGGTGCCCAGTGCCGCTTCATCGCACCCACGGGGTTCACCGGGATTAGCGGGCCACCGTCCGCAAGCTGATGCTCGTCCGCGGCGTAATTCAAGATGATGCGCAAGACGACCATCGCCGAGTTGGCGCTGGCCGGTGCCCCGCCCTTCCGCTTCTTCCCCTTCAACCCGCCGCGTACCAGTTCCGCGTGCCGCTCGCGCACCATGTCGCGGGTTATGCTGACCACAGGCTTGTCCGCCCAGTCCTTGAAGGTCTTGTCGATGAAGAAGCGATACCAGTCCTTCGTGCTCTCCTTTAGCTTGCCCGGCCTGCCAAGGTAGCTGTCGAACACGTCCTTGAGCGTGATGCCTTCCAGCTCCTGCTTCTTCTTCGCGGCTTCCTCCTGCGCCTTCTTCTCCGCCTCCACGACGCGCGGGTCGATACCCCGGCTCATCGCGAGCACCAACTCCCGCGCCTCGTCCCGTGCGCGCTCGACCGTCAGCGGACCATAGGCGCCCACCGTGATCCGCACTGCGGCGCTGGCACCACCTTTGATCCGACGCTGAACGATGAAGATGCGCTTGCCCTTGGGGGTCACCTTCAAGCCGAACCCGGCAATGTCGGTGTCCCAAAAGAAGGCGTCTTGGTTGCTAGCAACCACCTTGTCGACGAAAGTTTTGGTGAGTTTGACGGTCGTTCTGTCGGACATAGCAAAATTCCCAGCAAGCAAATAGCAAACGGTTGCGGTACGGCTGCATAAAGCTACGCTCGGGCAGGTTAGTCGGTCAAGTGTATGATTTTAATAAACAAATAAAGCTATACCGGGGTTATGCAAAGCTGCGTAAAGGTGCGCGGCCCGATACTGTTAATCAATTGGTCGTAGGTTCGATCCCTACCGCCGGAGCCAAAATCCCTCAGACATAGGCAAAACGCCTTATTTCATTGGGTTTCCCACCATGTGACCTCCGACCAGAGTCGGAGCCACCTGTGCACGTGCACAAATTGGTGCACAAACGCGTGCCCGAACCGGTGCACCACCGCGACTCCCGGATGCCCTGGAACCCGTTTCGGAGGCTGCCTGCATGGCCGGAGTCGCACACACCCCCCACCTCGAAAAACGCCCTTCGGGCTACTTCTTCCGGCGTCGTCTGCCGAAGGCCTGGGTCGAGATATCGAACCCTGGTCAAAGTTCGGCCATCTGTCTCAGCCTTCGGACCGACGTCCTCTCCGAAGCGACATGCCGCGTCCGCGCCCTCACGGCGCTCACGGACCTGGCCGTCGCGCTGACGACGGAGAGACCGGTGGATCATCTGAGCCCCGAGCACGTGACATTGCTGACCGAATTGGCGCGCTGCCGGATCGCCGCCCACGAAGCCCTGCGGGCGTCGGCCGAACCGCGTTCCGAGGCGGCGGCGAATTTCGCGGCGCAGACCGAGCGCGCGACCCAGGACATGCTGCGCCGAGCCCTGGCGCTCGGCGACCGATCCCCGGTCACGGACCCCCTGCGCGAGATGGCGAAGCAGTTCGGCGTAACCCTCGACGAGACCAGCTCGGACTGGCGTGCCCTCGCCTTCGAGGCTCTGCGGGTCATGCTGGACGTGTCGCGCGAGCGAGAAAAGCGCGAGGTCGGGACCTACGAAGACGTGACGCCGATCTTCCGGTCGGTCATGGCGAGCCGGTCAGCCTCCCCCGCTGCCGCCCTGCCCGTGGCTGCCTCCCGATCGTCCGCCCCCGCTCTGGCCATCCCGGCAGCAGCCGCATCGGCCGCGACCTCCATCGCCGTGCCGCCCATGACGGCAGCTTCCACGCCACAGCCGGCAACGGAGGCTGCCGCGCCTCTTCAGGCGCCGGTCGACTCGGCCGCAGCCCCGGCCGCGAATGCGGCCACAGTGCCGGGGGCACCGGCAACGCCCCAGCCCGCGGCCGGGGACGCGTCCCCGGACACCGCGGCCAAGGATGACGACACCGCGTTCCGGATCAAGCTGCGCCCACCGCTCCTGAAGAACATCGACCTGCGGGACCTGTCGCCCGAAACGCGGGAAGTCGTTCTCACAAAGCCCCGGGGCATCACGCTTCTCGAGGGGATCAAGCTCATGAAGGAGCTCAAGATGGCCGGATACGGAGACGACTTCTCCATGGAGCAGACCGGCGATGCCGATGCCGGCAAGAAATGGACGTCCAACAGTGGCAGCAAGGCGAATGTCGCGGAAAAATTCTGGGTGGAGTTCGTCGGAGATGTCCCGTTCGAAGACGCAAATCGGGATCACATCCGCGACGCCCTGAAGATCCTGCCCGAGCTGCCCTTTCAGCATTCCAAGGGGCGGCGCGCCCCAATCGGCGGTCTGCTGGGCGGCGGTGTAGACCGCGCTGGTGGTGGCGGTGCTCAGCACCCGCTTCACGGTGGCGCCGTCGAGGATCTCGACCTCGTAGGCTTCGATCTCCTCGGCCAGCGGCACCTCCAGCCCGCCCCAGCTGTCGGCCGCGAGTGCGCGCGACCGGCGCGTCCAGCGGATCGCCAAGTCGCCGGGTGTGCGGGGTTTTCGCCACGGCTGCTCGACATGGGCGACGGAGAACGGCCGCAGTCCGATGCCTGCGGGCGTGAAGGCTTGCGCCACGTAGGTCTCGTCGCTGACCGGGCGGCTCGCCGGGCCGATGCGCCAGTTCCACGGGATGCCGAGATCGGCCTCGGCGATTGGCAGGGACGCCAGCGCGGTGTCCAGCACGACGACCCGTGCGCCTGCCGGAGCTGGGTTGCCCATGGCGCCCTCGGTGCCACGCTGGCCGCGAAGCAGGCGCGTCAGGCTGTAGCGTCCCGGCGCCAGCAGCTCGGCCGCGCCCGCCTGCACGATCTCCCAGACGCCGGGCGCGCTCTCGATCGCGAGTGCGTTGGCACCGCCGAAGAGCGTCAGGTCCGTGACGCTCTCCAAAGTGCCGGTCAGCAGATCGACGACCAGAGCATTGCCGAGGTCGAAGCGCGAGGTGGGGCCCGGATAGAGGTCGGAGACCAGCGCGCCGATCCTGGCACGACTGCCGAACGTGGTCAGCAACTCGAAACCATCCATGGAGGGGCTGCGAAACACCGCCATTTCGCCCGGCCAGGGAGCCGCATGCGCGGCGACAAGCGGGCGATGCGCGGGCTGGTCCTCGGTCAGCTGCGGCAGGTCCATCAGCACCGCATCCGGCGCGCCGAACACCACGGCCCGCGTCAGTGAGGCTGCGCGGGGATCGCCAGGCGGTAGGTCGTAGGTCGCGCGGTCCGAGCGCACCGCCTCGATGCCACGCGCCTCTGCGTCGGCGATGGAGACGAGCCGCAGGTCGACCAGCCGCCCGTCATGCTCCAGTCGGATCGCGTCGGCTGGATCGAGCGCAAGGCGCGAGGGCGGCAGACGGAACGCCGCCGTCTCGCGCCCCACCCACGCCTCCATCAGAGCGCGGCGGCAGCGCCGCTCGGCTTCCTCGGGCGGCACGGCCATCGGGAAAGACTCGGAGGCGATCCGGGTCGTGTCCACAGTGATGCGCCGCGTCTCGACGAGGGCGGCGTCGTAATCCTCGTCGGCGCGGGCGACCTGCCACTTCAGCGCCTGCGGCAGTTCCGTCTCCTGGCCGCGGGTCAGTTCCAGCAGGTCGCCCTCGCGGGCGGCCACCAGATCGTCGGGCGCGAGGGTGGCCACAGAGGCCCGGCCGCGCATGACGAACCGGATCACACCCTCGGTCTCCACGGCGTCGAAGCCGAAATGCCGCGACAGTGTGGTGATCGAGGCGCGCGGGCTTTCGAGCGCCGTGATTGCGTAGCCTTCGACCGCGCCCCAGAGGCCGGTGACGTCGATGCGGGACTCAGGCAAGCCCGCGCGCAGGCAGAGATGCCGGACGAGCGCCGCGAGCGACACCGCCCCCAGCCGTCCGGTCAGCCAGTGGCCGAGCCGCCAGTTCGCCCCGTCGGTCCAGACGTCGGTCAGCGCCGGGAAGAAGGGATAGGGCCGCGCGTCCCAGGTCCAAGGCGGCGCATTCGGGCACATGCACCATCCGACCGTCGTAAACGGAGGACAGCGGGTTGTTCGCGGCCTCGCCCCACCAGAGATACGTTGCCTCCAGATAGGCCCGCTGGATCGCGTCATCGCGCCAGCCCCGCGAGAAATGCGGCGTGAAGCTCTCCGACGACTTCGGGTCGAAGAAGACGTTCGGCTGGTTCGTGCCGCGGTCGATGGCGGGACAGCCGAGCTCGGTGAACCAGATCGGCTTGGCCTCCGGCACCCACGCGGTCGGCGTGCCGCTCTCCACCCCGCCGGGGCGGTTGTAGTGCGGGTTCGACCACCAAGCGCGCAAATCCTTGTAGCGGAACACCCACGGCTTGGCCGCCGCGCCATCGGTGACGGGGGTCCGCACCTGCGCGGATCGGTCGGCCGCGCTGGCGTAGAACCAGTCGTAGCCCTCGCCGCCCGCGATGTTCCCCTGCAGGTAGGCCCGGTCGTAGATGGCGGGCCAGCCCTCCTGCGCATCGGCATGCTCGAACCCGTCGCGCCAGTCCGAGAGCGGCATGTAGTTGTCGATCCCGACGAAATCGATCTCCGGGTCGGCCCAAAGCGGGTCGAGATGGAAGAACACGTCGCCCGAGCCGTCGCCCGGCTGGTGCCCGAAATACTCCGACCAGTCCGCCGCATAGCCGATCTTGGTCCCGGACCCGAGGATCGACCGCACATCCGCAAGCAGGTCCCGGTAGGCCTGCACGGCCGGATAGGTGGACGCGCCCGAGCGGATCGTCGTCAGCCCCGGCATCTCGGTTCCGATCAGGAAGGCGTCCACCCCGCCTGCCGCCGCGCAGAGATGGGCGTAGTGGAGCACCATGCGGCGCAGAGCCCCTTCAGCACCGCGCTGATATTCTGGTGCTTGAACTCGACGGACCCCTCGGACCGGTCGTTCAGCAGCGGCAGCAGCGCTCGGCGATGCTCGGCCTTGCTGTTGTAGCGTGACAGCTAAATTTGCAGTGTGTGACAGCAGAAGTTGCAGCAGAGCGGTTTTCTAACCGCCCCCGCCATTGATCAGCAGCTCGGCCGCCCCCGCCGCTCCTTTCCCCGCCACCGTGTACGTCGTCCTCACCCCCTCGACCCGCGCCCAACCGAACATCTCCCGCACCTCCGGCACGTCGTTGATCGACAGCAGGAACTGCCCCTGGATGCCCCGCAGCTGGTCCGCCAGCTTCTGGAAATCATCGCGCCCGAACATCGCCTTGCCGTAGTCGTCCTCGCTGCCCCAGTAGGGCGGATCGAGGTAGAACAGCGTGCCCGGCCCGTCGTAGCGCCGGATGAAGTCGCCATAGCCCAGACACTCGATCACCACGCCGGCGAGGCGGGCATGCAGATCCTCGAGCATCGGCTCCAGCGTGGTCAGGTTGAAACGGCCGGGTCTGTCCTTCTGCACCCCGAAGTTCCGGCCAGAGACCTTGCCGCCGAAAGCGGTGCGCTGGAGGTAGAGGAAGCGCGCGGCCCGCTCCAAGTCGGTCAGGGTTTCGGGGCGGGTGTCGACCAGGCGATTGAACTCGGTGCGGGTGGTCAGCTGGAAGCGCAGCACCTCCAGAAACTGCGGATAATGGCGCTGCAGGATGCGGAAGAGGTTCGCGACGTCGCGGCTGTAATCGTTGATGACCTCGGCCCGCGGCCGCAGCGCGCGGCGCAGAAAGATGCCGCCCATCCCGAGGAAGGGTTCGGCATAGGTGGTGTGCGGGATGCCCTCGATCATCGCGCAGATGCGCTTGGCGAGGTTGCGCTTGCCCCCGAGCCAGGGCGCGGGTGGAGACACCGGTTCCACCGGCGTTAAAGGGCTGTTCAAGACCATCAGAATCGTGCCTTCATGCCGCTCCCTCGCGAGGGTGGGGGCGGCCATAAGCTATCGCTGGTCGGCGGGGGACGGCCTCAATCGGTCCCCGTGTCGGGAGGCGTTGGCGCGCCTCCCGGCCCCTCGAGGGGGCAGTATCAGGCGGCGAACCGCCCGGCATTCGCCGCGATTTCCGCTGCGAGATAGGCGTCGATGTCGAAGTTTTCCGGGTCGATCTTCCGGATGCGCACCCGGTGCACGGTGCCCTTCCATCCCGCCACGTAAGACCCAAGCCCACCGATGATCGGATCGAAGTTGGCGCCGACTTGCGTCACGCTATTGAACGGATAGGCCGTGTCGGCGCCGGCCGCGACCAGCTCGTCATCGCGGTAGAGGAGCTTCTCGAAGGTCCCGGCCGACTTGCGCCGGCAGAGGATCGTCAGCAGCACAGGCACATCCGGCGTGACCGTCGTGCCGAACCGGGTACCGCTGGTCGCCGCGTTGACCGCAGCCGTGATCGTGTTGCCGGTCTCGAAGAGGAGCGACCACTGATGCTGGCTGGAGTTCAGGTAGGCGTGGCCGATGATGCTGCTGAGGGAGGTGCCGCCCGCGCGATGCGTGAGCCAGGTCGAGATCAGCAGCGATGCCTCCGAACCGAGCTGGGCGAGGTCGAACTGCGCAGGAGGCAGGTATAGCCGGCGGGTGCCGGCGGCAGGATCGAAGACCAGCCCCTTCGCGGCCTCGACGCCGGTGAAGGCGACCGCCCCGGCGTGGCCGGCGTCCTGGTCGAAGATCAGCCCGGGCACATCCGCGCCCGCGGCGATCGTGTCGGCCTGGTCCTCGAGCGCGAAATCGAACAGCGCCAGATCGCCGGCCATCACCTGACCATGAGGATCGGTCTGCAGCCCCGGCAGGTTCAGGACGGCCGGCTCGGGAATTTCCCAGTCGGTTGATTGCAGGATGATTGCCATGTCACCAGCCCCTCGCTTGGATTTGACGTGCCTGATATTGCGCGGACATCTCCCAGCCCACGTCCTCATAATGGACCCCGTCGCTGCTGATCAGTGTCCGGGGGATCGTGTCGGAGGCGATGTCGTCGAGATCGTCGGCAGTGATCTCGGCGATCAGCCCCTGGTCGAGCGCGTCGTAGATCGCGTGGTCGATCATGTATCGGCGCATGTCGCAGAAGTTGGCGCCGAAGGTCGCCGCCAGCTCCTCGTTGAAGGCGGTGATCTGCGTGTGCGCCGTCGTGCCGACTCCCTGGCCGACACCGGTATGGACCGACATGATCAGGAACCGCTTCGAGGCAGGAGACATCCAGCGCACCATCGCCTCGATCCCCTCCCGTGCCTGCACGATAGCTTGCCGGCTGATGAGGCTTGACCAGTCGTTGCGGCCCGACTGGATGATCTGGGTGAGCGGGCGGGCATAGATCGCCTGATCCAGGGTGACGACGCTGTCGTTTGGCACCGCCAGCGCATCGCCGAGCGAGGCGAGGCGCAGGGTCCAGCGCAGGCTCGGATCGGAGTTGTCGCCATCGGAGTACCGGCGCAGCACCACCGGGACCCCGAGCAACGTTCCGGCACGCGTCGAGCTGGTCTGGTTGTTGTAGGGGTTGGCGGCGGGCCGCCCGTCGAGCGGCGAAATCGTTTCGGAGAACGGCAGCAGATCGGCTTCGGAGCCGTCGCCGGGAATTGTCCCGCCGACGACGCGGACTGGTAGCGGCAGGCCCCCCTGCAACTCGCCGATCGCGCGTGTGGTCATGCCACCCACGGCATATCGTTCCACAGTGCGACCCAGCCTGGTCGCCAACCGCGACCGCACCGCCTCCGGCGACATGCTGTCCCCGAACATGGCGATGGTGGCCGACGGGATCAGTCCGGCGGCGACGGGGTCATAGGCCGCCAGCGACCCGCCCAGCTTGGCGAGCACCTGATTGGCCATGTCCTGCGACACGCGCATCCGCGCCTCCCCGGTCGCCGGATCGAACCCGAGCAGCTCGGCCCGGCCGGCGAAGATCCCGGGCAGCGGCGCAGAGGCAAGCTGCAGCAGCCCGGAGGATCGGGCAACCACGTCATTCAGTTGCACGGCGTCGGCCAGCTGACCGGTGGCGGCCGCCTCCGCCACGAGCGCGGCGAGCGATGCCGGCGACAGCGTCAGGATCGCCCGTCCCGCGCCGTCGAAGGTCAGGATCACGGCGCCGTTGGCCGACATGATCGCCGGCGGCCCGGCATAGGCCGGAACCGACCGCAGCACTGCGACGCGCGGCGCGATCTCGTCCACGTCGGCCTCGATCTCGTCGACCTGCGCCTGCGGCGCCTTTGTCGCCAGCGCGTCGGCACTCGGCACCGTCTCGACCAGTGTCGCCACCGGCCCCGCGTCGTGACGGTAGATGTAGCTCGACACGGCCGGGTCGGTGCTCAGAAGCCGGAAGAAGTCGCCCTCGTCGGTGCCGGCCAGACCGGCGGCTGTGCTGTCGAAGCGTGGGGCGTCGGCATAGGCGGCGGCGGTCAGCGCCGCGAGGTCGGAGATCAGCGGATCGAGTGCCTCCGGCCCGATTTTCGCGGCCAGGGCCTCGGCCAATGCGCCAGCGGCCGCCAGCTGGGCCGCGAGGTCCGAGACTGCCTGGCGTCCGGAGTTGCCGTCCCGGTTGCCAAGCACCTCGTCGATCAGCGGCATTGTTGCGCCGCCCACCTGCGTCGTCGGAACGCCTGCAGTTGCCATGTCTCACCCTCGGCCCGAAGTGTCGCCGCATCCTGCGGCGAGACGGGCACGCGATCCGCCCGCAAGCACCTGCGGGGCCGGGCTTCAGAGGATGGTGACGGGGACCGGGCCGGTCGTTGTGCTGGGGGCGCCGTCATCGTTGACGGTCTGCACCCAGTAGTCGTAGTCGCCCGGATCGATGGCGGTCGCGCTGTCCTGCCAGATGGCGATGTCGGTGACGGTGCCATCGAAATCCGCGCTGGCGACAAAAGCAAGGCCCGTGTTCCCGGCGGCGGCGACCAAGGGCTGACGCTGCAGCCCGTCTTCTGTCACGGCCGATCCCGCGACCGTGGTGCTGCCCCCGATGAACTGCGGGGTGACGCTGCCGGCGGTGCGGCCGCCGACCGTGAAGGAGAGGTGATAGGTCGCGCCAGCGACGGGTGGGCGGGCCTGCGACAGGATGCTCTCGGCGCCGGGTGTATGGACGGCGGCCCCCCCGATTCCCGGCATGCTCGCAATGGTCCAGCCGCCGGCGGCGGTCCAGTCGTCGGCCGTCGCGAAGTCGCCGTTGGTCACCAGATTGCGGCGGGTGCCATCGCCGTCGATACGCTCCAGCGTCTGCCCCGGTGTGGCGGCGTAGGTGCCTGCGAAGGCGGCGAAGTTCAGCGTGCCTCCCGCCGGCACCCGATACACCCATATCGACGTGATCGTCGGGTCGACCGGAACAGCGACCGAGAGGCGGGCGGCGCCATACCCGCCCTCCACGACGAGCGCACCATCCGGCACCGCGGGAGGCCAGGTCCGATCGGCGGTCACCGGCGCCGCGACCACCGGTGTCGGCGGCCCCACGGTGCCGTCGATCCCGACGGCACGGGCCCGCAGCTGCACGGTTTCGTCGCCGTCGAACGGGCCAAGGCTGGCCGTGGTGGCGACCGGGATGACGCCGGTCGCATAGTCCGGATCGGTCGCCACCCGCCAGTCGAGTTCATAGGCCTGCAAGAGGGCCGTCTCGCCCGCAGCAGGCGCCAGCTCCACCTGCAGCCGATATTCATAGTAGCCAGGTTCCTCGTCGTTCTCGCCGACGTTTGTCGCGGGATGCCAGATCGTCGACGAGCGCAGCGCCACGAACTGCGGCGCAAGCGGGGTCATGGTCCCGTCGATCACGCTACCTATCCGGCCGGACCAGTCCGGGATCTCGGTTTCGGCCAGGATCGTGTCGATCTCGGGCGCGGCCGCGACCATCGTCAGCACCCGCGTATCGCTCTCGCCTGCCTGCACCCCCTTGACGATCATCGCGGCCGAGACTGCCCCTACCGCCCCGAAATGCACCAGCTCGCCCACCGTCGGACGAAGCGCCGGCAGATCGGCCGGATCGACCAGCTGGACCAGGCGCGACGGCCCGGCCCGCCAGACCAGGTGCCGGACCGTCGACTGGCCGAGCACGTCCTCGTCATCGGCATAGGTCCGGTACAGCAGCGCATAATCGGTGCCCGGCTCCATCTCCAGCCACTCATCCAGTTCGACCAGATCGCCCAGGACGCGGGTGACCCGGGCGGCGTGCTGGCGCTGGTCCAGCACGTCGGATGACAGCATCACCTGGTCGCCGCGTGTCGCCACTTGAGCCCGTCCCGACTGGACGACCGGGATCTCTTCGGGTCGGTGGATCAGGCAGAGCTGCAACCGGCGCAGCTCGCGCCAGACCTCGGCCGGGTCCGTCTTGCCCGGCATCTCGATCATCTCGGTCAGCGTGACGTCGCCCTCGTAGCCGGGCCAGATGCATTCGCGCTCGGCCCATTCGTAGTCGTTCGTGGCGTCCCGGAATCGCGCGCGGAAAGCGTGCGGCGGATCCATATAGCTGCCGGTGGCGCGCAGCTCGGCCGAGTTGCGCGGCGACAGGTGATCGACCGAGATTTCCTGCGGCCGGTCGATGACGACGCCCCACCGAACCCCGTCATGGCGCCAGGTGGCCCGGCCTGCGCGGCAGACAGTTGCCAGCGCCTCGCCGAAGCTCTGCGCATCCTCCAGCACATCGTCATAGTGCAGGCCCTGCGCCACGCACCAGGCGTACCAGTCCGCGATCTGGTCGAGATCGATCTCGGCATCGGGGACCGGGAACGGGTTCTGCGGCCCTTGAAGCAGGCGCAGGAATGCCGAGGCCGGATTGCTGTTCGGCACCTCGGCCGTCCAGGCCGTGCCATCCCAGTGCGGCCCGTAGCGCTCGCAGATCGCGGTGATCTGATCCAGGCTGCCGTTGAGCTGCGCGGTGGCCTTGACCTTCAGCCCCAGCAGCGCCAGCGGCACCGGACTGTTGATCGGGTATTCGGGGCGGATGGTCTGGATCGCCACCAGCTGCGTGACATCGAAGGTATCGGGATTGAGCCGCTCCTCGGTCATCCGGGTGACCTCGATCTGCCAGCGGCCTCGGGTCGGGAACACCCATGTATGCGAAGCATAGATCACCTCGTCGGTGCTGTCGGAGATCGCCAGCGTCGTGACCTCGGTATACTCGTCCCCGGCCAGGCGGTGCCTGATGCGGATCTGGATGTCCTTCGAACTGATATCGCCGTCGCTGTCCTTGATCCGCCCCAGACCGCGCGGAAATCCGATGATCACCGTGCAGGCCCAGGCCTCGATCGCGGTCCAGCGCTCGACCGGCGTCTCGACCGGCGGCTCTCCCTCGATCACCTCGTTCTGATCGTCGCGCGGATAGGGGCGCGTCAGCTCGATGTTGGTGGCCTCCTCCAGCACCTGGCGCGGGTAGAGGTAGATCGGCTCGTCTCCGGTCGTGCCCTCCCGCACCTCCATCACCAGCTCGTCATAGTCCTCGAACGGGGTCTGCCCGATCCGCCATTCCGAAAACCGGACCCGCCCGGCGCCGGCCGTCAGCACCCCACGGTAATGCAGCTGCCGTCCGACGATCTCCATGTAGGGCGGACAGATCCACGGCAGCGCGTAGCGCAGGCGGCCATGCAGGTCCGGCAGCGGCTGGTCGGGCCGCTGCTCGTTCTTCCAGCCGCTGATGGCATAGCTGGGGTCCTTCTCGTGCTCCTTGGGCTGCGGAACCGGCACCAGAGCATTGACCAGTGCTGCCCCGACGATCGAGGCACCGGCGGTGATCAACCCGGCGGACAGCTTCACGCCCAGGCCGGTGGTGCGGGCGAGTGCCGGCGCCCAGGCCTGTCCGAGGCTCACCGCGGCCGCCGTGACGATCAGCGACAGGATCGAGCCCAGCCGGCCATCGCCCGGCACCACGCGCAGCACGATGGTGACGCCGGGGTGCGGGCGGGTCCGGTGCCAATGCTCCGGCAGGACCGGCGTGCTGCCGGCCTCCGTCACCATCTGCAGGCGGATATGCCCCAGATCCCGCGCACCGCTGCCCGGGAGGGCGGCCGCGACGATCTCGGCCAGGGTCAGCCCGTGGGGCAGATCCAGCACCCGCCGGCCGGCCCCGGGGTCCAGCAGCGGCAGGATCAGCACAGGCGTTCGAAGCGGCATTGATGAGGCGTTGAACGGGGTGTTCAAGGCCGGTCCTCCATCTGGCGGTGGCGGTATATCCCGGCGAGGCGCTGCCCCCAGCGGCTGCGGTCCAGATGCGCGATGCAGGAGCCGGTACGGGGCATGTGCAGCATCAGCCGGCCCGTCACGATGATGCCGACATGCGACCGCCAGCCACCGCGGGTGAACAGCGCCAGATCGAACGGCTGCGGCTGCTCGACCTGGCGCCAGTCGCTCCAGGGCTCGCGGTCCGAGAGGGCGCGCTCGATCTCGCGCGCCTCGGCCGGATCGGCATAGGCCTCGTCATAGGAGGGCAGAGGGATGCCGCACTCGTCCGCATAGACCAGCCGCGCGAGGCCCCAGCAATCGGCACCGGCGCGACTGCGGCCGAGATCGGCATAGGGCAGGCCGAGCCAGGCATCCGACCAGACGGGAGAGGGGCGGGTCACCTGCGATGCACTCCCGGCGCCAGCCCCTTGCTGAAGCTCAGCATCGGATAGCGCTCCTCTTCGATCCGCTTGCGGGCAATCTCCAGCCGCACTTCGCCCGCAGCGATGTCGCGCTCGACCAGCTGCAACCCGCGATGCTCCTCCTCGATCACCGAGGGCGACGAGGCCAGCACCAGGGCGAGATGCACGGTGGCCCGGGGGTGAGTGAAGCTGCGCAACAGGGTGCCGATGGTGCCCGAGAGATCCCAGATCACGATGCTTGCCGCGGCGGGGACATCCTCCTCGTCCGAGGGCAGCGCGGCTGCTGCCAGCACGAACTTGAAGGGCTCGGTCATCGGGTTGGCCCCCAGCCAGGTGCTGCGGGTGCAATAGACGATCGGATCGGCAGACAAGCGCTCTGTCGGATCGGTTGAGAAGCGCAGCGGCGCCGCGAGCGCCGGATGCTCGATCTGGATCAGCAGCAACTCGATCTTGTCGGTGGTGCCCTCATTGGCCGCCCGCCGTGCGGCCAGGGAAATCAGCCTCATGGCATCACCACCACGCTGAACGATTTGACGAACTCGACGCCCTGCACCGTCTCGATCGGCTGGCTGGACCCGAACAGGCAAAGCCATTGCGCGGACAGCAGCATCGGCGTGCCCTCGGCGGTCAGCAGCGGGGTGCCGTCGGCGGTCAGCATCGGCCAGCCGTCGGTGGTCGGATCCGGCATCCAGAACGGCAGGCTGCCGTGGCCCAGATCGCGGTGGAACAGGTCGAACACGCTCCGCTGCAGCCGGGTCAGCGTGACCACCAGCTCGACCGTTTCGGCGACGGCCGAGTAGCGGCGGCGATAGCCGGGCGGTCCGGTTTCCGTGCTGCGGGCGAGGCGCGGGTCCAGCGCCTGGCGCTGATAGCCGGCGCGGCTGGGGCGGGGTAGCTCGGAGGGCCATGTCGGGATCGTCATGAGCGCCGCCATGTCTGCGCCTTGGCGCCCCGGCTGCGCAGTGCCTTGTCGGTGGGACCGCCCCGCTGGCTCACCGCCTGCGCGACGGCCTTGTTCAGCCGCGCCTCGACGGTGATGCCGCCGGTCTCGTCGATGGTCGCTTCGCCCTCGGCCTCGATCGGCACGCCGGAGTTGTTCACCAGGTTGAACGACACGCGCATGGGGCCACCGCCGGCGGCGGGCTGCCGGGCGGCCGGCGACGGTGCGCCGAGGATCGACCGGGTCAGATCGGCCGGCAGGATGGTGCTGGGGCCGGTATATTCGAGCTCCGGTCCGTTCTCGCCGACAATGCGCAGCCCGCCCGCGTGGACGCCGCCCACCGCGAATCCCGGAATGCCGAGCGCGCCGAAGATCGTTCCGAACAGGCCCTCGGCACCGGCGCCGCCGGTGAGCATATTGGCCAGGGCCGACCCGAAGGCATCGAACCCGCTGCCGAGCGTGCCGAGGCCGGCCGTCGCCTCGCCGGTCGCGCCGGTGAAGGTCGTCATCGCAGCCTCGGCCGCGGCGAGGCGCGACGGCCAGCTCTCGGCCATGGCCGCATCGGAGGGTCGCTCGAATCCCGTCATCCAGGCGGAGGTGGCGCCGGCGACATCGGTGGAGGACAAGAGCTTCTGCAGCGCCTCCTTCTCCGAGCTCATCAGCTCCTGCCAGACATATTCCAGCTGGCCCTGCACATTGCCGAGGCCGCTCATGCCGCCGAGCGAGCCCAGCAAGCCGGCGCCGCGCTCCGCATGGTGCTGGAACAGGCCGTAGGAGGTACCGTTGTCGCCCACCGCCAGCGGGTTGAAGCCGCTTTCGCCCTGGACGTTGCCCATGATGCCCGCGATCTGATGCGGCGCCAGTCCCTTGCCCCCGAAGAACTCCCAGATCTGCCTCTGGATCTCGCCCGACATCGACGGCGCGGCGGCAACGTTCGCCGCGCCGATCCCGGTCGCGCCCATGGCAGCCATCGGGCTCCCGAGCATGCCCGCAATGCTGCCATTGAGAACCACCGTCGCCGCGGTGACATTCATCGAGCCGACGCCCATGCTGCTCGCCGTCGCCGTCAGCTCCGGTGCCTGCCCGGTCAGGCGGCCCCAGATACCCTGCAAGCCGCCGACGTCCTGCATCGTGCCGTAGTTGGTGCCGAGGATCGCGTTCTTCAGCGGGTTCGTGACCGCCAGCTCGGTGAACACGTCCGAGAGTTCGTCGGCAACCGCCTCCAGCGCCCCGATGATATCGCCACCCTTGAGCTGTTCGACGATGCCGTCGATGGCGCTCTCGGCCGAGGACTGGACGTCCTGCCAGGCCGCGGTCTGGCGCTCGATGCTGCGGGTCAGCTCGAACTCCTGCATCGCCGCGGCCCGGATCTCGGCCGCGCGGGCGCTGGTCAGGTCGATGCCCTCGCGGCGCAGGTCGCGCTCGACCTCCCACAGCGCGATGGTGCGGCGCTGGATCGCCTCGTTCTGGCCCAGGAGGCTCTGCTCGAGCCGGAGCTTGTCGATCCGCTCCTGCTGGTCCGCCAGATAGCTGTTGCCCGCGGCGATGCGGCCGAACGGATCGGCCGAGGCCAGCCCCCGCGCCGCCTCCCAGGCCTCGCGCAGATGGGTCTTCATCTCCTCGGAGATCCGCATCGTCGCGAGCTGCTGCTCGAAGGCCCGCCGGTCGGCCGCGATCTGCAGCTCCTTCACCCGCAGGCTGTCTTCGCCGTGGATCAGGATCGCCTGGCCGATCGCGGCCTCCTCGCGCAGGTCGGCCAGCAGGTCCTGGCCGCGCTTGTCGGCGGCGCCTTGCCGGATGGCATTCGCCCGGTCGCGCTCCGCCTGGAACAGCGCCTGCGCCATCGCGATCAGCTGCGGTCCGAGGCCCATCTCGGCAAGCCGGGCGGCCTGGACATCCCAGGCATGGCGGGCGCGGACGGCCTCGACCTCGGCCGAATCCTCGCCGAACTGCAGGATGGCGGTGGAGAGTTCCTGCTGGCGCCCAAGATCGGCGAAGACCTCGGTTTGGGCCTTCTGGCGCCGGGCCTGTGCTGCGTCGGCATCGGCATTGAGCTTGGCGTTGAGCGCCGCATAGGCGCGCAACTCTTCCGCGCTGCCCTGCTGGACCTTCATGTCCTCGAGCCGGATCCGAAGAGCCTCGCGCGCCTGCCGGGCACGGATACCTTCGACCTCGACGCTGTTCTCGCCATAGCGCAGCGAGGCTTCCGCCAGCTCCAGCTGCTGCGTGTAGCCCTGCACCATTCTGTCGATCTGGTGGGTGATCGCATTGGCCTGGGCGGTGCCGTTCAGGACCGCTTCGAATTTCGCAGCGTCGATCGCGGCCGAGCTGAGCGCGCCCCAGAGTTCGCGCAGTTCCTTCGTCATGCCGGTGAAGGATCCGCCGCCCGCCATCGCCGCCTGCAGCGCCAGCAGCTGCTCGGTCACCGCCTCGATGTCGCCAGCCTCTGCAAGCGCCTTGATCTCGGCGGTGCGCTTCTCGAAGTCGTCGAGAGAATTGGCGGCGCCAAGGGCGGAGTAATTCGCGATCCGACTCGACTCTTCCGGGAACGAGAGCGCGCCCCCCATACCGCCGATCGTGCCGATGGCGAGCGACCGCGCGGTCAACTGAAGAAAGCTCTCCTCAATGTCCCTATCGAGGAAACCGTCGATCACGTCACCGAGCTGCTTCAGTTCGGCCGCCCGATCCAGATCGAGCATGCCCTGCGCCAGGCCGCGCACCGACCCGGTGAGGCTGCCGAAGGTGTCTTCCAGCCGCACGGTGCCCAGCAGATCGAGATTGCCGCGCATCCGCGCCAGCGTGCCGTTCAGGTCCTTCAGCTCGTCGTCGAAACTCCGCGTCTCGCCGCCGAGCCTCGACAGCGCCTGGACGCCCGCGGCGCCGAGGCCGATCATGCCGAGGGTCAGCAGCCCGACCGGGTTGAGCACCATGCCCAGCGCCCCGGTCAGGGCCGCGCCCAGAGATACGCCCTGGCCGCGCATCTGGCCCATGATCTGCACGACCTGCGGTCCCTGCTGCATCATCAGCATCCAGGGCGACTGCCCCACCGCGGTCATCATGAAGATGTCGTTCATCTGGAACGACAGGTTCGCCGCATGGGCGGCGGCGGCGCGCGAGGCGTCGCCGAACTGCCCGAGGCCGGCGGTAAACGGCGTCAGTGCCAGCGCCGCGCGGCTCCGCGCCGCGGCCGCCTCCTGGGCGGAAATCGCCCCCAGCCGCTCGGCCTCGGCGATGCCGTGGAGCTGCAGTTCGTAGTCGCGCGAGGCGGCGAAGAGCGGGTTGAACCTGGCCTTCAGCTCATCGAGCATCGCGCCGTGCCGGAGCTGCGCCGCGAAGGCGCCTTCCGACGCCGTCTTGATCCCCGCGAAGGCCGCCACCTGGCGTTGCATGACGGTTTCGGCGGCGGTCATCGCGCCCACCATCTGGGTGATGGGCTGGGTCATCGCCGCGATGCCGCTGGCCGCGGTCTGCGCCGCAGCACCGGCCCGATCGATGGCCGCGCCGGCGGCGGACGTCTTGCGGCCGGCCTCCTCGGCCGCGGTGCCCAGCGCCTTCACGTCCCCGCCAAGGGCCGCCGCCTCCCGGCGCGCCTGTTCGGCCGCGAGACGGATCAGGACGGATATGTTGATCTCGCCGGCCATGGCTACCTTTCGCGGTTCAGTTCTTCACGGGCGCCGTGTTCGATCAGGCGGAGATCCATCCAGGTTTCCGGCGAGACGGTGAGGCCCGCCAGATCGAAGCCGGTCTTGGCGGCCGCGTAGTCGAGGCCGATCCAGTAGGTCCCGCCGAGACCCCGCGGCGTGGCGCGCCATTGACCGGAGACCAGCAGGAAGGCGGTCCAAGCGGCCTCGTTCTCGGCCCAGATGCCTTCGAAGCCGGTCCTGTCTTCCCATCCGCCGGGGAGATCGATCCCCCAGAGCCGGGCGTCGTCAGCGGCTTCGTCCAGCGCGGTTCCGTCTGCGTCGCCCCGGGCCCATGCCGCCCCGGCCTCCTTCAGTTTCCCCGTTTCGCGCCCATCATCGCCGCGTTGTAGGCGTTGATGATCGCGGTGCGGACATAGGCAATATCGATCAGCCAGTCGCGGGAGGCGTCGTTGAAGGCGATCGGCTCGCCGGCCTCGTCGGCCACACCCTCCCACCCGACCAGGATGGCGCGCAGGAAGTCCACCGTGCCTTCGGGCGTGAAGGTGTTGATGGCAGCCATCTCGCTGACCGGAAGGGCCTTGAAGCGGGCGGTGAAGCTCGACTCGACCACGCCGCCCTCGGTCGGTGCGGTCACCCTCACGGTTGCGGTGAAGACCGGGTTCTTGATCACCTTGAACATCGGATCTGGCTTTCTGGCTTTCAGCCTTTCGGGGTTTCGGAGACGGGCAGCAACCGGATCAGGTGAGCGTCAGCGTCCACTGGTCGTTGCCGGCGGTCGGCAGCGGCACCATGCGCAGCGGCCATTCCTTGATGTTCTGCTGGTTCTCCAGCGACTGGGGCCGTTGCATCTGCGCGGCCGGGATCGCCAGCGACGCGATCCGGCCGGCCGCCGTGCCATGGGTCAGCGCCACCGCACCCGTCGTCTGGCTGTAGGCGAGCTGGAAGGGGTTGAGCGTGGTCAGCGGCACCGCCTCGACCGTCGTCTCGATCGTCTCCATCTTGTCGGGGATCAGGACGCTCTCCGAGCCGATCAGGAAGCGGGTCTCCACCTGGTTGCCCAGGTTCAGCGCGAAGGAGCGCATGACGAGCGGGGTGCCGTTGATGGTGAAGACCGGCGTGTTGGCGGTGGTCGCGACCTCCGGCTTCAGCGCGATCTGCGCGGCCAGGGCCGGCGTGGCCTGCGGCGTCTCGGACGGCAGCGAGAAGAGCCCGGTCAGGTCGACCTCGAGATAGACGATGCCCTGGGCGGTGACCCGGATCACGGCCGTGCCGCGCGCCCCGGAGATCTTGTAGAGCGTGCTGGCGATCCAGAGGTAGAGCGTGATCGACTCGTGCCCGTCGGTCACCGGATTGTATTCGACCGATGTATCGGCGGTGATTGTCTCGGCCACGGCGCAGGCGCGCAGCAGCACGCCCCAGGCAGGCGGGGTGCCGGCCTCGCCCGACGGCGTCATCTCGACCCGGAACGACAGGCGCTGGTGCAGACCGGTCGGGATCGATCCCTGCGCGCCGAGCCAGGGCAGCTCGAGCTCACGGCCGACGTCCTGGCCTTCCATCGGTGTCAGGCGCACCTCGGTCGCGAGGATCGCGTTCAGCGCGCCGGTGGGCGTGGGGTCGGTGCCATAGGTGGCCTCGACCTTCGCCAGCAGCACCTTCGATTTCCACTTCAGGGCCATTTCACGCGTCCTTCACGGGCTGTTTTGCGGGCTTCCCGGCGGGCTTGTCCTGGACAGGCTCGAGCACGGGCGGGGCGAGGGTTTCGGAGGGCGCGGCGGGCTCGGGATCCGCCCGCCGCGGCACGAGCGTGCCGTCCGCCTTGCGGGTGAAGCTGCCGCCCGTTCCGGGCATGGGCCGGGATTTCTGGGTCACGGTATGATCCTCAACTGGTCGGGAACGGAAAACTCGAGCTGGAAGGCGAGCGCGCCCTCGCCGAGGTTGATCATCGCGCCGCGCACGAGCTGGAAGGGGCCGATGGCCTCCTCCGGAACCCAGCCGCACAGCGCCTGGATCACGTCCTGCTTCAGGCTCTCGATGGTCGCGCCCTGGCGGCCGAGGCCCCGCTCGGCGGGCACCAGGATCACCACGGCGATCACCTCGTCGACGATCTGGGTGAAGACGCCGGTGGCCGACTCGACGCGGCCGCCCCGGATGCCCGAGGGCATCACATAGGCTCCGCCCTGGGCGGAGCTGATGCCCTTCATCTGCAGGAGGGCCGCGTAGTCCTCGGCGGCGCGGATCCGGCCGGCCAGGGCAACCACCCTGTCGCCGAGCCGCGCGATGATGTCCTGGACGAGCATCAGATGAAGCCCTTCAGGTTCTCTGCCGTCAGCGGCCGTTCGCGGTCGGTGATGCGCGCACCGCCGGTGTTGGCGGTGGCGGGCTCGACGCCGGCGACGGGCAGGCGCACCGCGCCCTTGCCGATCCGGTCCAGCAGGGACATGGCCTCCTTGTAGTCCTTCTCGATCTTCTCGTTGGGCTGATGCCGGTGCAGCTTCCAGATGGCGATCATCTGGGCGATGTCGGACAGCAGCGGCGGAGTCTCGGCGATCGGCAGGACGTAGCGGTCCTTCAGGAAGCCGTCGATCACCGCATCGGTATCGGACAGCACGCGATCGATCACCGCCTCGTCCACGACGCTCGTCGCCACCTCGCCCCGATCCGTCAGCATGACGAGCATCTGCTCGCCATAGCGGTCGGTCAGCTGCTGAAGGGTGGTGTAGGTCATGGGGCGGGCGATCCGTGGCTGGTGCGTGGCGTTCCTGGCGGCGATCGAGCCGCCGCCAGGCAGGCTCCCTTTGCGGAGCGGGGCTTGGTCTCTCACGGCCGGCGCCCATCCCGGCCGCTGCCCGCCGGCCTCCCGCCGGGGATCGGGGGCCTAGACGAACTCGACGGTCAGCGCCGGATCCGCACTCAGCGCCTCCAGCTCGTCCTCGGTCAGGTCGTCCATCGGGATCAGGACAGGCTCGCGCCCGAAGGCCCGGCCAGCGCGGCGCCGGCCCTTCTTCGGGCCGGTGACCTTCACGCACGGCAGCGGAGCGCTGTCATCTCCCGGCGGCTGGCCACCATCGCCGGATGCAGATGCTCCCGCATCGGCGGCCAGCCGAGGGTTTTCCGGCGTCCCCGCGTCGGTGGCCCCCTCGGTATCGGGTGCGGAGGTGGCCTCGGCCGCCTCCGCTGCGACCACCGCTTCAGCGGCCGCTTGCGCCTTGGCCCCGGCGGGGCTGTCTTCGGCGCGGCTGGTATTGGGGGTGCGGCGGGCCATGACTTACAGCCAGTCGCAGATGAAGAGCTCGGCGGTGTTCCGCCAGACGTTGGTGGCGCCGGCGGCATTGCGCTCGGCGTTCAGCAGCTCCAGCGCCTGCGCCTCGAGCGATCGCGGCACCACCAGCAGGTTCGGTTTGATGCCGAGCGGCGAGCCGAAGTCGCCCTTCATGCCGCCGAGCGCGGCCCGCGCGGTCGCGTAATGATCCGCATCGAGCGTCTGCTTCGAGCCCCAGGCCATCTGCCACATGCCGTAGCCGACGTTGCGGCGGGCATCGACGCCGTAGACGAACTCCTTCTTCATGAAGACATTGTCGTCGGTGACATTGTCCTTGCTGACGAACTCGTCCTGCTTCCGGGTCTGAAGGAAGATCGGCTTGATGATTTCGCTGGTGGCCAGCAGGAACCAGGGCGTGCCCGACCCGCCATCGGTGTTCGCCACCGAGACGGGCACGCCGGCCTCGTTCAGCACCGGGTGATCGGTGTCGAAGAAGAACTGCCCGTCATAGCACTCGGTGGCGAAGCCGGCCGCCAGCGCACCGAACACCAGCTGGTTCGGGTGGCGCGCCGCAGCGCGGCCCAGCGTCTTGAACCGGGTGCCGTAGGTGCCGAGCGTGTCGTCCTCGATGTGGTTCTTGCTGACGGCGACCGTCAGCTCGAAATCCTTGTTCTTGATCGCATAGTCGTGCTCGGCCAGGCCGTGAACCACGCGAGGGCCGATCCATTCGCGCATGCCGGGCAGCTCGCCCAGCCAGCCGTATTTCTCCTCGCCCGCGGACGAGGTGACCAGCTCGGCGATCTTCGCATAATCGGCCTTGCCTGCCTCGGCGTCGAAGGCCTGCTGGAAATGGGCCTTAAAGCCGACGCGGAGCGCGTCGAGGGCGGCTGAAGTCAACTTCATGGATCAGACCTCTCAGGAAAGCGCGGCTTTGGTGAGCGCGGCATCGAAACGGACCCAGACGCCGAGCTCGTCGATATCCTCGACGGTGCCGGCCGGGCTGCGGGTGTTGGTGGCATGGGTCTTGGCCACGGTCTGATCGTCGACCGCGTAGCAGACGTTGCCGATGTCGGCGGCGGTGATCTCGTCCGCGCCCGCCGAGTTGGCATAGCGGAACACGCCCGGGGCGTAGACGACATAGGCATCGCCGGCCGAACCGGCGCTGTTGTCGACCAGTTCCTCGGCGCGGCCGGCACCAACGAGGCCGGTGGCGGTCGAACCCTTCACCAGGGTACCCGCGGCGTTGCGCATGACCATGGCGCCCGCGAAGATCATCGCGCCGGCGGCGGCAAGGCCGCGACGGGGCGCCGGCGCCGGATCGAGCAGCTGGGGCGTGTTGCGGTTGGCGGTCAGCGCGGCCATCAGAGTGCCTCCTCGTTGTCCGCCTTCAGCGCGGCGGCATAGGTCTTGGGATCAAGGCCGAGGGCCCTGGCCGCCGCCACATGTTCGGACTGGAGCGCGAGCTCGCCCTCCTTCGCCGGCAGGGCCGGCAAGATGGTGTTGCCGGCGCCGATCACCGGCAGCGCCGCGATCTCCTTCTCGACGCGGGCGGCATCTTCCATGTGCATGGCGATGTAATGCTCGCGCAGCGGCTTCACCCCGACCCGGCCCCGCTTGATCTCGGCGTCGACGAAGCCTTCCGCCCGCGCCCTGGCGCCCGTGGAGATCACCTCGTTGAGCTTGGTCGCCAGCGTGGTCAGCTCCGACTGCAGGGCGACGATGACCTTCTTGTCATCGGTCTGGCTGACGGTCTTCGCGGCGGCGAGGATCGTCTCGGGCGTCGCGCCCTCGGCGACGCCGAGTGCCACGCCGATCTGACCGATCTGCGATTGCAGATCGACGGTCGCGGGATCGGGCTTGGCGTTCAACTTCCTGACGGCGGCGAGGATCGCCTCCATCGTCGCGTCATCGGCGAGGCCGAGGGCCTTTGCCAGGGCGGACAGATCCATTTCGGACTCCATATGCAGCGAGGTGAGCCCGCGCAGGTTGGGCTTGTTGGTGAGCGAGGCGCGCGCGATGCCGAAGATGCGCTTGTCGCCGTCATGGATGACCGCCGGGGAAATCCCGAGATAGGCGCGGTCGGCCATCAGGGCACGGCCCGCCTCGGTCCAGTCCACGCGCCCCCAGATCCCGTCATCCCGCGCCTGCAGCTCGAGGATGTAGCCACGGGCCGGGGAGGGCTCTCCACGGGGGGCGGCCCAGTCGATCGCATGGTTCTCGTCGATCGGGAGCTTCTTCCCGACGGCCGAGGCGACGATCTCCTGGGGATCCGTGACCCGGTAGGGACCGCGGTTGTCTCCGGTCATGATCGCCGCGCCGGCAGGCAGCAGGTGGATCCAGTCCGGCACGGTCTTGTCCGTGACGGGAGGCAGGTCCAGGGCCTGCATCAGCGCGATCTGAAGGTGCTTGCTCATGCGCCGACAATCGCGGATCGGGGCGTGCCGATACATCCGCAAGGGTTTGCGGGCGCGGACCACGGGATGCGAAGCGGGGATGCCCCCACAGTGGCCCGGTCAGGGACGCGCGGTCAATTCCCCTGCGAGAGCAAACCCTCGACCCATTCCTGCAGCGCTTCGGCGATGTTGGAGCGGTCGGTCTCGCTCAGACCCATGAAGGGGCGCGCGGGGATGTTTCCCCAGGGAAGCGGCCGGCCCTTCGCGGTCTGGCCGAAGGCGCCCTTCGCCGCGCCGTAATGCATGGTGCGGACCTGCCTGCCGGTGGCGATGACCTCGGCATAGTCCGGGCCGTACTGATGATTGATGTTCCGTGCCATCTCGCCGGTGTCGATCAGCGGCCGGGGATCGCGGGTCCTCGTGAAGGGGGAGTTCAAGGCCCAGGCGGTGCCATCGGGCGCGCCGAGGCTGCGCTCGATGCGCTGCTGGTGGCTCTCGGCCAGGAAACCGCCGATCTCGTTGGTGACCTCGGACATGTCCTCGAGCCCGGCCCCGAGCCGCGCCAGCGCCCTGTCCAGGTCATCGTCCTTCAATTCGAGCGTGAACATCGCTATATTGCTCCTGCTGGCGCGGGACATCGACCGCCGCGGATCGGCCGATGGTACGCTCAGGGCGTCATGGTCGGGGACGCGCCGGCACTTCCACCCACATCGTGACCAGGCTCAGCCGACGCCGGCCGGGGCGCAGCTCGAAGAGCGCGACGAGCCGATCGGTGCCGACCTGCTTCTCATAGCGGATCACCTGCAGCTGTCCCGGACGCACATCGCCCAGGCTGACGGAATCGGGCGCATTCAGCAGCTCGCCCAGCCGCCCCAGATCTTCGGGCGTCACGGCGCGCTGGCCGCGGCTGCGCTCGGTCGCGGCATTGCCGTGGCGGTCGAAGACGTGGCGGACGGCGTTCCGGTCGACAGCGAAGTCATAGAGTGCCTCGCCGAGATCCGCGCCGGTCAGGCGCTCGATCTCGGCCCGCTGCGGTGCCGTGGCCAGCCCCAGCGTCTTTTGCGGCTCCACCACCACCTTCGGATCGATCGGCGCCCCATTGCGCGCCCCCTGGACCCGCTCGACCCATCTCCGGAGCTCCGTCCTCATGCTCGGCAGGTCGCGATATCCGGTCGAGAAAGCGTCGACGTGCGCCGCCGGCACCTGGCGCATATAGGCGGTGGCGAGACTGTACTCCCAGTTTACGGCCTTCCTGGTCATCTCGTTGATCGTCTGCGAGACCGTGCCGCCCGGCATATAGTCCCAGCCCTTGTCGATCCCGACCGGCGCGCCCGTCTTCGGATCGATCCTGTCCCAGAACTCGGGCAGCTTCTTGTCCGGATCGCCGCCGAGACGGCGAACGCCGGCGGCCGAGCGGGCGCCGCGGATCCGGCAGGAGCAGCCCCAGCCGTTCGGCGCATACCACTTCAGCCAGAACGGATGATCGGAAGGCAGCGCGATCCCGTCCAGCGCCAGGTGATGGACGCGGGGCTCGCGCGACCCGCCATGCAGATAGACCCAGATCGGGAAGTTGCCGTCGCGCAGCTGCGCGAGGCGGCCCGCGGCGCGCGAGACCGACATGTTGGTCTGGAACACGACCCGGGTGCGCCAGGCTTCGCCCTTCGCCGTTCCCTCGCCGGTCCAGCCATGCCAGCCGCGCTTCTCGACGATGGATTTCCAGTCCCGGCGAAACGCCTCGAGCCCGCCGCCGCTGACATTCGCGCTGTCGATCGCCGCGAAGATGTCCGTCAGCAGATCGGTCTTCAACGCACCGGCGACCATGAAGCTGCTGTCATGCGCGGATCGCTGGATGTCGTCCCACCGCGATGTCGGCACGAGGTCGCCCAGGCGAAGCCGCAGCGCCGCCACCTGTTCGGGAAACGGAACCCCCAGCGAGCCGCGGACCGGATCAGCCATCTTCGCTGGCGACCTCGGCGCGGCCGAGCGCGTGGGAGAGGATCAGGCCCTGGGCGAGCTTGGCGCCCATCCCGGTCGAGACGATCTGCGGGTAGGCCGCGATCAGCATCTCGCGGGCCTCCTCGAGCGAGCCCGCCGCCTCGATCACCGCCTCGATCGTTTCCAGCATGCCGTCCATGTCGGACGCCGTTTCGGCGAGGAGCTGGTCGACCAGATCGCTCTCCGGCGCCAGCGCCGCTGGGAGGGCCGTGGAGGCCCCTTCGGCATTCAGGGCGACCGATGTGCCCGGCGGGGCCTCACCCCGTTTAAATTCGCCGGGATTCCGTTTAATAGCCGGGTTCGACCCAGGAGGCGCCTTCGGGAGTGCAGCCGGAGGGGTGGAGAGGCCGGTTTCGGGCGGTTTCGGGGCGCCCAGGACCTCGGCGCCGGCGTCAGGTTCCTCGAAGCCCAGACGATCCCGCACCTCCGACATCTGCACCTTCAGGCCGAGCGGCACCAGCTCTTTCAGCGCCGCGGTCATGCCGGCGATGTCTTCGACCTTGGGGCGCCGGATCCTGATCCGCGGATACTTGCGCCGCGGGCCGTACTCCAGCATCACCCAGGGCCGGACCAGGTCGCGGTTGAGGATCCCCGCAAGGGCAGTCGCATCGGCCGTCTCGATATCTTCCTGCACCAGGCGCTGCACGCGCCCGACGGCATAACCGCCGGCAACGGCATCGGTGGTGCCCGTCTGCCCCAACACGGCCTTCGAGATCTGCTGGTCGAGCCAGTCCGACCGTTCCTTGTAATGGCCGGACGAGGAGCCGACGTTTTTCGCCTCGACGAACTCCAGCGACATGCTGTCCGGGATGATCGCCGCGCAGTCGCCCGCAATGTTGGCCACCGCCCGGAACAGCGTATCCTTGTCGCTCTCGGAGGCGCCGGCATGCCATTTGCCGACCCGCAGCGGTTGGCCATAGGTCTGCGTGAAGATCGCCCAGTCCCGCTGGGTGAACGCCTTGAACATCCAGCCCCAGCTCGCGACCCGGGCGAGGCCCGAGCGCAGGGCGAGGCCGGACTTGGCCGGGATGTTGGCATAGATGAAGTGGAAGGGCTCGAGCGGCACCTCCTGGCCGTGCTCGTCGATCATCATCGGCGTTGCCAGGTCGTGCCGGGCGAACCGGAAATGCCGGGGATCGCGCCGCTCCAGCCGAAGGGGTTGCCACTGGCCCTCCGAAGCGTCCCAGAGGATCTCGGTGAACGAGTAACCCTTCCCGATGCAGTCGAGAATGTGGAAGAGATCGTCGGTCAGCTCGTCGCGATCCAGCCAGTCCCGGATCATGTCGGCAATCCTGACATCCTCGGGATCGTCGCTGGCTGCCTCCACCGTCACCTCGATCTGGCTGACGGCGCGCTTGCGGGTACCGAGGACGCCCAGGTAGTGCGGGTCGCGCTCCTCGATCGTCTCGGCCAGCTCGAGGTACTGGATCGGGTCGCCCTGGTCGGCGGCGCGCAGGATGTTGGCGAGACGCATCGGGTTGAGCCCGTCGCCCGGATAGCCGGAGATCGGCGAGCGGACGCCGCCGAGCGTCGGCGCGGCGACCTCTGTCACAAGGGCCTGCCGGCGCACCGGATTGCCCCAGCGGTCGAGCAGCTGCGGGGTGCGGGTCATGCCACATCCCCTTCAGCAAGCAGATCGTCATAGACGGCGAGCAGGTCCCACCTGTCGATCTTCTTTGACCGCAGGGCGTGAAGCGCCCGCAGAGCTTCCGGGTCGGCCAGGACGGCCTGCCGCCGCTCTTTCGCCTCGTCCAGCTCGCGGCGGAGGTCTGCGCCGGAAATCGGGGCAAACTTGACAGTGAGGCTTCTGGCCATCGGCGGCGTCCTTTGGGTTGTGGTGGAAACTTCCCTTCTGCGCATGACTGGAGCTTCCTAAGTCGGGTCTTCCACGACGATCGAAACCTTGTACCTCCGGCCATCCATCTCGAATGCCCACTTCGCGACCGCTCCGGGAACAACCGAATTCATTCCCCTGAGCCGCTCGGCCATCTCAATGATCTTCCATCCGATTTCGCTTGCATCGTCTTCATCATCCTCGGTGCGACCCACCATCACAGGTCCCCCCGCAGGCCGGCGCCGAGCGGACTGTCCCACCAGTCCCGGCCCGGGCGGACGTCATCCTCGCGACGCGGACGCTCTTCCAGGCGGCCGGGCTTGGCGGCCCCGGGGAAGGCCGGCGCAGCACGATAGCCATATTCCGCCGGCGGCTGCTGCGCGGCCGAGACGGCCAGCGCGCCCGCCCAGAAGCGGTCGGCGTGGCCGTCGCTGTCGCTGTCGGCGATGAGGCGGCGGATCCCGGTGATCCCGACCTGGCTCTTGATCGAATGAAGATCGGCGCGAAGCACCGGATCGCCGGCCGGGATGCGCGCGCGCCGATCCTGCATCGTCTCCTTCAGCGCCGTCGCCATGTCGAGCTTCGCGGCGGTCGAGAACAGCACCCCCTCGACGCGCAACTCGCCATGCCGGCGCTTCGCGTCCTCGACCGGCTTCTCGCCCATCCCGGTCTGGTCCATCCGGAGCCGGACCACCCGGTAGCGCTTCATCACCTCGTCGAGGAGGCGGTCCTGCTCGGCGAAGCTGATCCGCCGCCTTGCGATGATCTCGCGCGTCCAGAGCACGTCGCCCACCAGCTCGAGCACCCAGATCACGAAGAGGTCGTTCCTCGCGGCGATGTCGACGCCGACATAGCAGAGGCCGCCGGCATAGGCGGCCGGGTCGCCCGCGTCGGTATGCTCGGCCGAGGAGATCAGGTCGTAGTCGAGCCAGGCGCTCGCCTCGTCCAGCCAGGCGAGCTCGAACTCCTGCGCCCAGGCGTCCTGGTCGGCCATGCCGGCGCGCAGTTCGTCGATATCGACGTCGAGGCCCTGGCGCACGGCCTCGTAGATGTCGACGTGGTGCTTCGACCAGCCGTTGTCGGCCGATGTCATCAGCTCATAGAACTTGTTGCCCTTGCCGTTCGGGGTGCTGATCACGCGGATCTTGTGACCGCCGCGTGCGGCCACCGGGAAAGCCGAGCCCCAGATGCGCCGCGAATCCGCGTGGAAGGCGAACTCGTCGAGCAGGAGGTTACCGCCGAAGCCGCGGGCGGCGTCGGGGCTCGCCGAGAGCGCCACCACCCGCGAGCCGCCCGGGAAATGCACCTCCTGCGTCTTGTAGCGGGCCTCGGGCACATCGATCGTCACCACCTGGTCGCCCTGGTGGATTTCGCGGGCATGGGCGGGGACATGGAATTCGTCCTCGACGAACCGCGGTTGCCCTTGGCGAGACAGGCCGGTGAGCACCGCGTAATAGGCCCGTGTCATCGGCTTCAACGCGTCTTCAAGGGCCTCCTTCGCCGTGTTCTCCGAGCGTGACAGGATGGTCCAGCGCACCTTGCGCCGGTCGATCTCCGCCCGGATGCAGTCGTCAACGATCTCGCCGCAGCTCCCGAAGGTCTTGCCGCCGCGGCGGGTGAACATGCCGATCTTGAAGCGCGACTGGTCGGCGATCCAGGCGCGCTGATAGGGCAGGAAGCTGATGACCGGCTGTTCGATGGCGGGCATTCACGCAAACCCCATGATCTCGCGGGCCTGCTGTCGGAAATCTGCGGAGATGTCGCCGGCCGCGACTGCTGCATCGAGCTTCGCCGCCTGGGCGGTGCGCTCGGCGGCCAGGATCGCATCGCGCAGCGAGGTCGACCGGATCAGGTTGTTGAGCGCCGTGGTCAGGTCCTTCATCCCACGCGGATCGGGCAAGGCGTCGGGCGCGGCCATGGCCATCTGCAGGCGCCACTGGATCGTCGTCAGCTGCTGGAACAACGCCTTGGTGACGTTCGCTTCGTCGGTGAGGCTGGCTTCCTCAAGGAAGATCCGGATCTCGTCCTGGGCCTGCTGCTGAAGCCGGGCGTAATCGCGGAATTCCTGCCCGTAGGCATGGATCGCTGACTTGCCGATCCGAAGCTCGAGCCCGCCGTCTGCCAGGCGGAGGTTCAGTGCCTCGGCGATCGCCTCGTAGTCGGCGAAGCCGCGAGCGCGCAGCTCTTCCTGCAGCCACGTCAGAAGCTCCGGCGGGAGGAGGTCGATCTTGCGGGGCGGCGGCATGTCAAAGCCTCGGCCGCGGGCTCGGCCGTTCGATCTCGGGATGGCTGGTCAGTCCGCGCGCGATCTCGACGCCACGCGTGCTCGCCGCGGCGATCACCACGGTCCCCAAGTCCTCGACGGCAATGAATCCCTGCTCCCTGAGCCAGGTCAGCTCGGTCACCACCTGGTCGCGGGTCGAGGTGATCCCGAGGCCGTTGAGGACCGACTGCAGGATCGCCGCATTCGAGGTATAGTCCGGACAGGCCTCGAGATGGCGCAGCAGCGCGAGGCGACGGTGGCGCCGCAGGAAATCGCCGTAATCGGTCATCTCGCCTTCTCCAAGAGGTAGTTCTCGAGCCGTTGCACCACCGCCTCCTGGCGCGCGCCCGTCGCGACGGCCGATGCCTGGTTGGCCCGCACCTCCTTCATGTCGCCCCGGAGGCCCTCGAGCGCGAGCCGCAGCTCGTGCATGTCTTCCTTTGCGGGAAGGCCGGACAGGGTCTGCTCGACGCTGGTGATCCGCATCTCGTGCCGGTCGAGCCGGGCGACTGCCTCCTCGAGCCGCTTGTCGTTCTTTCGCGCTCCGGAGGTCAGCGCCGTCCAGAGTGCGGTGCCGAGGGAGAGCAGCGTCGAAAGAGCCGCGGCCCAGGCAACGACCGGGCCGATGTCCAGAACCGTCATGCGCCGCCCTCGAAGGTGCAGCCCGCCGCGAGCCCCGATATCAGCAGATCGCCCGAGACCACGGCGGCATCGTCACCGCCTGTCGCCAGCGCCCGCGCATGGGCGCGGGCCAGAGGTTCCAGTGCGGCGCAGAGCGCCTCACCGCTCGGGCGGGGTTCCGGTCTCGCCGGCGCCGAACCGGCGCAGGCGCTCACGAGCAGCATCAGGAGGCAGAGGAGTGCGGGTCGCATCGTCGATCCTTTCGCGGGTGTCGATGGTGTCCTGGGCGGCATCGGCGGCGATTTCCTCGCGCACCTCTGCCTTGGCCGCGTCGCGGATCAGCTTCCGGCCGGTGAAGAAGACGATGGCGAGACCGAGGAGGGTCGCGGCCATCTCGGCCAGGCTGCCCAGCATCAGCGGACCCCCCAGCCCCAGAGGTCGCGCCACCGCTCGACCATCCGGGACCAGAGGCGGACAAGGAAAGCGCGAAGGCGGGCAATTGCTCCGGACAGCACCTCCACGACCCGCTGCAGCGGCGGACGCAGGGAGAGCGACAGGCGGTAGTGCGGTGCGCGGCGCTCCCACCAGGCCCAGAGGCCGAACCCGAGCGGCGCGAGCAGCATGATCTTCTCGACCACCTGATCGGGGGTGGTGCCGAGGCCCAGATGGGCGAGCCAGGGCAAGGGGTCCCAGCCAAAGGCGTTGCCGATGACGGTCAGCGCCAGCAGGAGCGAGGCGTAGAAGCTGCGCGCATGCCAGGCGGGCAGGATCGGCAGATTGTCGTTCTTGGCCATGGGGGGCCTCCTCACACGGTGAAGTCGGCGGTGTAGGCGGCCAGCACCCATCCCTGCTGGCCGCCATATTCGACGCAGAGCCAGTCGCGGCCGGCGAAGACGCCCTGGCGGAGCAGCGGCAGGAGGGTGGCGTCGGGGATCGCGGCGATGACGTTCGGGTTGAAGCTCGGCCAGCGGCGGAGGTTCAAGGTGTCGCCCGGCGTGTCCGTCTGCACGAAGCGGCCGGGCCGGATCGCGATCGAGCCGGC